GATAGCCACAAGCAAGCCATGCAAGTCCACTTTGAAAGCCACAAACCGTGAAAATCCGGCTGCTTGCTGTACTCCTGATCGGTCTATCCGGCTGCACGTTCTCAGTCAATTGCGGATGTAGCACGCCAGCCGTGACGCCAGCCATTGTGCCGGTCGTTACACCGGTCGTGACGCCAACCGTCGTACCGGTCGTGACTCCAACGGTGGAGCCATCGGTAGAGCCGGTTAAACCGCCAGAAACGCTTGCCAGTGGCGTCAAGTGGTTTGTTGTGGTCGTTGACCCGTCCGACATCTCACAAGCCATTTGGCGCACCGACAGAGGCTTGCGGGATGCGCTCGCCTCCAAGGGTGTCCAGATCCGCTCATACGTCTCGACCGAGGAAGACCTTGATCAGCTTGGATACCGTGCGACGGTGCGGGGCGTGGGCGTGCCGTGCGTGATACTTCAGGACGCAAACGGAAAACTGGTCAGGGCGATACGACCGACCACCCTGGCGGACGTTGTGGCGATTGCGGAGGCCATTCGATGAGCCAGCCAACAATCATCAGTTACGGTGGTGGAGTCAATAGCACGGCACTTGTGATAGCAATGGTCAAGATGGAACAATCTTTTGATGCTGTAATTTTTGCCGACACTGGCGGCGAAAAAGATTCGACTTATGCAACGGTTTTAACACTATCTGACTGGCTAGTTTCAAACGGATATCCAAAGATCATTCAAGTCAGAAAAGAGGAATCACTTGAAGAATACTGTTTGGAACGCAAGATGTTACCGTCACTAGCTTACGGCTTCAACCAATGTTCCGGCGATTACAAGATCAAGCCGATTCACAGGTGGGTAAAAAACTGGGAACCGGCGATCAAATGCTGGAGCGGTAAAGAGAAAGTCATCAAGTGCATCGGTTTTGATAACGGGATACGAGACCAAGTTAGAGCTAAAAAATTCCGCGATGATTATCCAGGCAAATACCACCTACGATACCCTTTAATTGAGATGCAGCTAGACAGAAAGCATTGCGAATTGCTCATCAAGAACGAGGGAATAGGAGTTCCAGAAAAGTCATGCTGTTTCTTTTGTCCTGCCCATAGAAAGAACGAAGTAATTGAAATGTCAAAAAAACACCCTGCGCTTTTTGCACGCGCCGTTGCGATGGAGAACGCAGCAAAAGAAAACCTAACAACCATCAAAGGGTTAGGTCGTCAGTATTCGTGGAAAACTCTTGTAGACAATGACACAGAGCAACCGTCTTTATTCCATGATGACCAACTTGAACTTAGTTGCGTGTGTGGAAAATGATCGAAAACCAACTCTGGCCCGTTCTTGGCGACCAGTGGCGGGGCATGGGCAACAAACCGCCGTCGATCAGCCTCAAACTGGGCTCCAGCCAGCCATTGCCTGACATTCCCGAATCGGAATGGCGGGAATTCGACTATACAAAAGATCCCAGTTTCCCGGTCAAAATTAAGGATCAAGGCCAGTATAACGCATGTGACGGGCATGCGGCGGCAACCAGCCTAGAGGTGGCGAGATGGATTTCGGGCCTACCACACCTAGACCTATCCGCATGGTTTATTTACGCGAACCTATGTCGAGGATGGGACACTGGCGCAAGCATTGCGGACGCTTTGCAATTCCTTGAATCAAAGGGCGTTTGCAACGATGCCAGCGTACCCTACGGTACAATCAACCCGTCACAAATCAAGCCGGTCGCGACAATCGAAGCCACAAAACACCGGGTCGAAATAGGTCACACTCTGACAAGTTTCAGAGACTTGTGCATATCGGCACAATTGCGACAACCTTTCAATTTCTCGATGCCGGTCAATACGGGATTCAATTCACTGGATAAGAACGGTTGTCCGTCTAATATCAGTGGAGAACACAATCATGCCGGTTGCGGTGGCCTTGGAATGAAGCGGGTTAATGGGAAGTGGTATTTCCTCTTTCCGAATTCGTGGGGAAATAGATGGGGCATAAACGGCTATGCTTGGATGGGCGAAAAGAATCTTGAAGGGTGGGGCTTTGACTGCTATAGTGTTATAGCGACAAGAGAAAGCCTTGAAAATGGTCCGTTGCATCTCAAATGAGGAGTCACCGATGGCGAAGAAAATAGCAAAGAAGAATGAGTACAAGCCAGTTGAAAAAAAAGAGACAAAAGCTCATGAAAAGAGCGAGTCAAAACAAGTCAAAAGCATGGAATCAAAAAGCTACAAGTCAAAAAAGTGCTAAATCGGTATTGACTGGAACCCAAATAAGAAAAAAGGTGATTTATGCCAGTACCAGGATATAATGCAAGGGTCGGTTATAGATCCCGAATGCAGCCTGTAACCCCTCCTTCCGTGAATAGTCTTGCTGTATCAAGTCCGTCTCGTGGAAGACTGATAAACCCGGGAGCCCAACAACCTATTGCATCAAATCCTGTAGAAAGACCTAATTTGTCTAATCTACAACCTATGTCTTCCGCAGCGATGAACAACAACCCTCAAGGAGTGCAACAGGTTATGCAGCCTGTTGCTCCTTCTATGCCGAATGGCCCAAGTGCATTCCAGCCTATGGCTCCTTCTATGCCAGATGGACCTACGACTCCAAGTAGAGCCAGCTTGATACAAGCAAATCCTTATATGAGACAGCCCGTCAGTAGTCCCAGTCGGGCTATGTTGCTACAGGGAAACCCTTTTAAACCTATGCAGGCCTCTTCTTTGGAAACGGCCTTAGCTCAAGACTCTACATATGTAAATCCGGCAGCAGATAAAAGCTACGATGGACCAAGGATCAACCCATTCCTTAAACCGCAAGGACGAGATCCACAAAATCCAAGCCAGTTTGCTCCACAAAACATCCAGCCAGGCAGTGGAAACTTCGTTGACCAAGGTGGCCAGACTCAGCCACGTCAAGACATTTCAATGGCTCGCAATCTCATGGCTGGACAACCAGAAGGTGGTTCACGATCATTCGGTCAGCCCATGAACGTACCCGGCGCAACGCAAACACTTGGTGGTCAAGTTGTTAGCCCTCCTCAAAGGTATGGGCAGGAAGGCGTGATTCCAGGTGCTTTTCGTGGAATGACTCCAGCAGAGGGAGATATGCATGGCATATCGCCTGATGCGTTTCGAGTCGCTACAGGTGGTCAGCCAATGATTCCATATGTCCCTTCGGGCGTGCAACCAACTGATGGACAAGCATCACGACAGGCAACGATTGCAAACCGGAATGCTCGTGCTAGAGGAGTTCGGGGATCAGATGTCGCCCAGTGGCGTGCTACAAATCCAATGGCACTCATGCAAAAAGAAGCAGTTGCAAACCAAGCAGCTATAAATACTTCTAATGTTGCAGCCAACAATTGGTTAAACCAAGGAAATATGTTGTCTCAGCCTGAAGGACAGCAATTCTCTCCTACCTCGCCTTCGGTCAATCCTTTTGCTCAGGCAGCATCTCCATCAGCCACACCAGGAGTTGGGTTCCCGATAGCAATAGATAAAAAATGGCTTGCGCCAGGTTTATTCACTAGTCCAGAAGGGCCACAGCGACCACAACTTCCAGTACCTGCGCCAGATAACTGGTTAATAAGAAACGCTCAGAATCCTTTTAGAACGGCTCCTTGGGACAGGCCGAATCAAAGAACTAAAGATTACAGAGCGTATTAAAAAAGGGGCATCGCTATGGGAATCGCACGATCTGCTGGAAGACTGGTAGGGAAATTAGTCAACCCCTCATGGAAACCTCCCAAGCCAAAACCGGCGTGGCACGAGAACAACAACAAGATCACAAACATAGTCGCCCGCCACAAACGGGGCACAAACGACTTTATTGTAGATTCCAAAAACAATAATGAACACGATCTTTATATCGTGGATCATAATCCCGACAAATCCACTACAAAGTATAAAAAGGTAGCCACCGTAGGCAGTTTTACCAGAGTAGATACAGGAAACACAAGGACAAGAACGCAATCTGAAAACCCGATCAATAGCGAAAATCGCGGTATTAGTTACAGCGGGTTAAGTGCCGTTGTCGAGCACCTGCGGTCGGGCGGCTACGATGTCCATGCGCTCAACAAAAGCAATAATGCCAAGAAACCAGTCTTTCAAGGCAATATGGTACACCCTTTATCTCGACACAACACAACTTATGCAGAGAACAGATATGAGAACTATCTTCGTCTAAAACCCAAATCAGATGAAGCCAAATCAAACGATAGATTTTGGTCAACCCAAAACAAACCTAAACCTCAAGTTCAAAAAGCACTTGAGTATAACCCATCACCACCAAAGGCACCACCAAGCACTTCAGGAGATAAGTTACCACGACCTTCTGATGGAATAAGGCATTCCCAATCGGACATGATGGAATTGGCCAAAAAGTTACGGGAAGAAAGCGACCTCAAAAAAGGTTCGTCTCAGACCAATAAGGACATTGCAACCAACGTAACCGATTATCTTGCCAAGCCACCTAAAGGCTGGCCGATCTATCCAACGCCAATCGCGCCAAGAGAAACAAGAAGACCAGTAAAACTAGATGTACCTATTACAAAGCCAACAGTAAATCCAACAGTAAATCCAACGGTCACACCGGCTGACCAAACACATAGGGAACCAGTAAAAAAAAACGCGACAGCACCAATAGAACTACCCGCTAAAGCAGTAGAACTCCCCACAGGTAAGGATCATCTGGATTACATCAGGGGACTTGTAGAAGAATCAAAAGGTAAAGCATGGAATGCGGGTATTGCCAGGGATAATGTGCGAGGGTCTCAGAACCCCACAATCCTAGACCCACGGATTGTCGAGAAATTAAAGAATGTAGAAATTCCAGAATTTAACGCTCTTGATTTTGATCTTAATTCACTCACGCCTAAGAAGTTGAAAGAATTAGATAACAGTGTTCAAGCCCGTGCGGTTGGAGAAAGCAACAGGGCAGCAGTGGCATCTGGAAAAGGAATGCCTAGGGGAAATGTCGTTGACGATGTTCATAAGTATCTGGTTCCTAAAGCCCAAGGTGACGACCGAATCGAAGGTTTTCAAGCTCTTGCTGACCGACTTGAAGCACTCAATGACCCTAATTTAAGTAAAGTGATCGTTCGTCTCAGAACTTCACAAGACAATTTAACATCACAAAGGGAGGTACTAGCCGATGCTGGCACAGAAAAAGAAAAGGGAGAAGCCAGAAAAAAGGCTGACGCACTCGCTAAAGAGCTTAGGAGAACATCAGATCCAACTGGAGTCGTTGAATCATCAAAAATTCGTAACCCGAAAACCGGTAAGCCTGAACGTCAAGTATTACCATTAGAGATGTCAACGGGAGCCGGAAGTGACATTATAGAAGCAATCAATAAAGGCACAGGCCAATTCAACAAGGGCACCAAAAGTGAGGACAACACTCGTGGTATTGGACTTAAAACCCTTACTGTACCAACCAATCTAAGGAATCCTGATGGCAGTTTCGGAGAATACATTAAGGAAAATATACCGCATTATACCGACCAACTTGGTAGAGAAGTTAGCGACAATTATCAATCTGAGCAGTATTTTAGGAACTTGGCACCAGATGCGGAACTTCCTGTCCCTACGACTCCAATAGATGAGCTTCATCACAGAATCGCTTCTCCACTGGCTAGATTGGCAGGTCTACAAGCAGCTAACAGCTCTATGGTAGACAATAATCCAAATGCCACATCAGATAGATTTGCACCTGCAACGCCTGGAATGATTGTGCAAAGCACGGACTCTGAAGGTAAAACTGTCTCTGATAAGCCCATAATGAATACGGAGGAAATGGTAAAGGCAAGACTCCACAAAATGGAGGAATCTGTTGGCAAAAGCGAAAGCGATTCATACAACTCAATTAGGAAAATCCTTGCTGAGACATTCAATCAAGAGGATGCGGATAATCTTGCAAAACTTCGTCCTAAAAAGCAATCCAGACGTATTGATAAGATGGTTGAGCAAAACCTGAACGATACGGTTCGACGACACGCAACGAACTATGCAAATCCTGAGCAGGACACGTCCGGCGAAACAAATATATTTACGGCCAATGGTGGAGTTGATCCACGCAATCTTATATCTCTGGCAGATCATTACGGCAGTACGGGCCACAAGAATCCCATGTCCAAGGCAATAGATGATCTTCTTAGTGATGATCCAGCAACTAAGAATATTATTCAACAAATTAACGCTTATGATAGAAAAAGCCTTGAAAACCAGTTTAATATCCATCAAGCAGGATTAGCAAAAAACCCTGACGATCCAGCATCTCAGAATGCGGCGGCTGGCGTTTTCAATCATATGGCGCAGCAAGGACATAATACTGAAGGCGTCAGTCCGTTTGTTAAAGATATAAGTGCAGAAGAGATATTTGCCTTAGCACAAGCTAAAGAACTTGCCAAGTTTAACGCCCCGCGAGCAAGGGAAGCATACGTCCAGACTGAACCAGTGCCAGAGGATGTACCTAAAGCTCCGATGCGTAGCGGATTGGCAAGGCGAGGAAAGCAGCCAGTTGTCGAACAAGCAGCACCTCAAGCAGCACCTGCACCACCACCACAAGAGGATATCGGCAATAGAGTCCAGAACTTTTTACCACAAGATTCGCTTAATCCACAACAGACAGCCCAAGAATCCGCACGTGCTGCGCTCAACGATCCTACTGTTGCCCCACCAGCACCAGCACAAGAACCTCAAGCACCCCCTCCACCGACGAAGATGACGAAAGCGGAAATAGATGACTCGATAAACGTCCTTATGCATGCCCCATCCAGCCCTGGTGGAAAACCTCGCGTATCGTTCAAGACTCAGCGAGAGGGAAATGAATTCCGTAGGGGATTTGAAGCGGCAAACGAAAAGCCTGGAGCATTGCCACCAACTCAGCAACCTGGAGTTCCAGCAAAAGAACAAAAGTATAGGGACGCATGGTACCTAGGATGGTCGCATGCACAGTTAAAGCTGAGAAAAAATACCACATCCCAACCGCAGGCTGATATCCTAGCCCAAGTTAATAGCCATATTGATCCTGCGGCAGCCAAGACAGGGGCAAAGGGGAAGCAGCCGTGGGAGATGACTTGGGTTGAGTTTCGCAGCAAACAAAACGAGGGGCAGCCTGAGTATATTGTTCGCAATTCAGAGGGACTTGCGATTGACAAGGAGTTGCACCGTGAACTGATTTCCGATGCCCTCCGCGAAGGCAAGCCCGTCCCACCCGAAGTCTTGGCCAACTATCTCGCCTCCACCCCCACCCCCGCTCCAGCCCGCTACTCTCTTGGCGGGCAACTCGCACCGGGCAAAGGGACGGCGGAGCGATCCCGTGCAGTTGCCTATGCCATAGAGAAGAGGGCTGATAAAACTCTCCAGAGAGAATTAAAACGAGACGCTGTTCCGCTCTCTTTTAGGTCAAACGTCCCAAAGGGGCTTACGGCTGAAGTTTATCACCACCCGACACATTTTGGAAACGGCACAAGCCACATTATAAAAAATGTCAAACGTGTCGGAACCTCTGCGGCAATCCAGAAAGAACCAGGAACTAAAGGCAGAAGCAGCGTCACTGATTTTCAGTCTGGGCTTGTGCTTTTTAAAAATAAAAAGAACGCGACGGCAAAAAGATTAGCAAAGGTAGCCGATTACCTTGCCACTAGAGCGGTTAGGGTAAAAGGCGGCCAGCATGGATTAGGCCGAATTGGCGACATTCCGGGCTATGTAGATCTCGTAAAACGGATTCAAAAGACTCTAGATTGATATTCTTCAACTTGCCGAGATGTATTAAATGATCTGCAACGCAGAACCACCCGGAAGCTATCCCCTGACGTTTCTGATCAACGGCACTCCAAATCTGGTATTGACTAGAACCCTAATAATGATCCATAATACTCACAACAGGAGTTTTCACGATGTCTGACAGTGGTTTTGATGGTCAACCAGTTCCTTATCACCTCTATGCCAAGCAGAATAGCATGGTAAAGCGTTACCGTGCTGCAAAGCAGAGAATGGAGAAAGAACTTGAGGAAATCAGGGCGGCTAAAGTGGAGGGCGATAACCTTCTGCGGCAGCTTGCAACGGCTTACACGGATATGAAAGCCGACCCTAGACTTCAATACACGGATGAGCAGTATAACGAGTATCAAGACTACAGAAGTCAGCAATCGTGGACACAGCATGAAAACCAATTCAAGAGCGCGCTTGATGGTTATCTAGCTGAAGGGGTTACGCCCACGCAAATTTTGCGTGCCGTTGGATACAATCCGGAGGATGTCGATAACTTGACACCGGAAATTATCCAGCATGTGCTTTCAATAGCATTCGACGAGTTTCCCCAACTTTTCCAGAGTGTTTCGAGTCAAAACACTCAGGCCGAACCAACAGATAATTCCATACCCAATCAGATGACGCAAGCGTTTGAGAACGGCGCAGTTCAGCAACAACAACCAGAACGGCAAATGTTCGCTGAACCGCAACCGCAAATGGCACCTCAAGGAAACGGGATGCCATCCCCACAGGCTCAGAGACCCCCAATGCCACAAGCTAACGGGTATCAGCCTCCTCAAACACCGTCTCTGCAATTTCGTGGTTATGGCGATTTACAAGGTCGCGGCGGGCCGGCACCTACTATTTCACCAACTGTTACTGCAAGGTTTCGTGACCCTGCATGGTTGGCGCAAAATCAGGGTGCGTTGGCTCAAGCTGTGGCCAACGGTGCAAATATACAAAGCAACGACTAGCCTTAGCTTGAGTCACGCCCCAGTAAGGGGATGACTCGCAATGGGCCTATACGATCCAGGCGTAAGAACACCAGCTAATCAGTGGTCTGGTAGCACTCCAACCACAAATACCTATGATGCGTTCTTTGGCAATATCATTTCGGCATTCCAGTCTTCTCAGGAAGCACTGGTTGGTCCTAACAAGTTCCTTGACCTTGTGATGACCGATATTGATCCATCGAACACTGCCTATCAGGGCAAGACGATTGAAATCAATTTCCCTGACTCGGCTGGCACGATTACAAACATGACGACTGCCTATGGCACAAGCGTCACGATTAATCCAGTAGGAACGATCCGTCGATTCCTTACACTGGATCAGCACCCGACATATGCGTTTGTAATTCCTGATATGGATAAGGCTCTCGCAGCCAATCCACAGGATCTCAGGACAATGTTCATTGATGAGGCAATCAAGAAGTTTACGACCTATGTAAACCAAAGGTTGTTAAATCTTGTTTACAATACGAGCGGTGGAGTCCTGTTTGGAACTCCCACTGCATCGACAACAGGTCGAAATTCGCTAATCAAGAAGAATGGCGCAGCAGGATCTCAAGATTACACCGACAGTACGATGAGTACCAATGAATGGCTTGGGTTTCTGGGTAAGGGTAGCGATCCCGTTGCTGAGATATCCGCTTATTCTGGTGCAACAGATCACTCGCTTGGGATTAACTCTCTTGCGAGAATGTGGCAGAATCTGACAGAAGCTAAATGCCCTACAGATGATGCTCAGAATATGTTCCTGCTTGTCCGACCAAGCACATTCCGGAACATCATTACGGATACGGCATGGACAGCACAGTCAGCGGTCGGCGAAGGAATTGCAGCCGGTATCCGTCAATCGGCACGGATCAACACGACATTCGGGATCAATGTCGATTGGGATCTGGATATTCCAAAGGAAGTCGGAAATGGATCATCCGGTACTCCAACTGTTGCTGGTACAAATGGTGGTAAGTACGCAGAAATCCGATACCACAACATCATGTTCCACAAGAGAGCATTCGCCGTTGCCTATCGTCCTCTGGAACTGCCACCCCCAGCCGTAGGTGTTCAGGCATCAATGGCTTATTACAAGGGTATCCCGATCCGCTTCATGGTCTCCTATGATCCAAAGCAGTTCACCTACGTTCTGACCTTTGACACGCTGTTTGGAGCGATGGTCTATCGCCCTGAATTCGCTATCCGTCATACGACCCCTTGGCTGACCACACTGTAAGCATTCCTAGCCCTCCTGTCGTGGAGTCCGTGCCATGTTCTCTGAGCCTCAACCTCTTGATCGTAAGATTCTGGATTGTAGCCAGGGCGTGGCACGGACTTTCACTCGCAAGATCTACGATGAAAATTCCTATGCAATCATCGGATTCACTGGGAATGAAAAGCTCACAGTCGAAATATCGTCTGGCAATGATGGAGTTGTTCGCGAGGATGACTCCACTCTTATTGCCGTCTGGTCTCAACCGTCTATTGGCGAGTACCAGATCCAGTTGCCCCAGCTTGACCTCAGTCAAGGCATCTACTCAATCCGAGTTCTGATCGATCCAAATGGGGAAGTTTGCTGGCCCTCCATACGAGAAATTTTTCGTGGTTTTATAAGAGTCAATCCGTCCCCCAATAGTGGTCATATAGGTACACTAAAGCTATATTGCGACTATAGCGACATGCTCATGCTAGCCCCATATCTGGAATCAACACACACGGACAACGACCTATCCGGTTTTAGCAAACAGCGATTCAGGGCAAAAAACTGGGTTGATTCCTGTATTCTAAGATGCAGCTCCAACACAAATTTTTATGGCAAAAACGCCATATACTATGGAGTCATCTCTCCTACATCTTACGGTAGCAATTATGTTGAGAATCTACTTAAAAACGACAAGCTAATAATAACTCCGGAAATATGCGATGCCTCTTCCCATTATGCACTTTATCTGATCACTGATTCGCTCTCAAGTTCTCCAACTACTGGAAGCTATCAGGAAATTGCTCGAAAACACCTTAGTCGAGCGAATTCAATCATGCAAAGTTCCGTAGTGAGGTTTGATGAGAACGGGACTGGATCGGCATCTTATGTAGTAGATATGCGTATTGCGGATGGGCGAGACACATTATGACAAACAATACAAGCCAAATACCCAATCAAAGCACGACAACACCTGGCTCAGAAAAAGCACAACAAGCATTCCAAGATGGACCTGCCGATCCGTTTTCAACAATCACTATAACGAACTTGTTCAACGTGCTTAATATTCCAATGTTTTATCAAACGCTTCAGTATCGAGTGGGTGCCGTGGCTATGATCTGCAATAAGCTGGGCATTATGGCAGGTCAGCAAGGCGGCAAGGCTAACGGTGGGAACATGGAGCCAACGTCGTTAAGTTACCGTGATAGTATGCCATCCACTACCGCCCCAACAATGAATTTACCAACGGACATCAGCACGCTTCAACAGCAATCCAAATCTACAATTGCTCCTCCCGAATACGGCGATTCGCAACTTGTTTCCATAAGCCGATCAAGCGACTACGATCCATCTCCAATCCATGCCCCATACGAAGAATACAAAGACTACACCGGCCCTCCACTTGCCCCACACCGAGAACTATCGCGGGTAATTACCAATTACGGCGTCTCGTTTGATGGATCAATAACAGGTGTTCATGGCGAATGCGGATGGGATGACATCACAAACGACAACAACGAACCATTTCTTGAAACGCTATTTGAAGGCAAAAAGGGAGTGCCAGCAAGAGATTTGCGAGGCGCAACACTCTACGAATCAGTGCAGATAGGACGGCAGATCTACGCTTGGTTAAACGTGATAGCTAACGGGAGATCCAATGTTTAACCCAAACATCCCGCAAGGCATCCGTTCAACAATCATGAAGGCGTTTATCCGTCACCTTAAAGAGCATCCTCAATTGTCGTCAGTCATAAAGACGTTTGACGATTACAACGGGACTGCGCACGATCATGCAATCATCCCACTTGAAAAATGCCCTGCTATCCGGTTTACATACTCGGCACCATCTCAAGCCCCACAGACCTTTACATCTACCACAGCCGATTTTTCAATCTCTATGGAAGTGATTGTGCCTGGTACAAACCAGTATGTTGTGCTTGATCTATGGGAACTTATAGAAGTTGCCATCGATCAATTTGTATCAGGCGAAAAATCGATCAGAAGTTCTTTGGCGGGCGACCAGAGGGCTATCTTTGGGACACACTACATTTCGTCGCCTGCCATCAATCACGCCAAGTACAAAAACCCGCCTTGCATGATCGGTACAGGGTCAGTCAATATCACACTTTCAATCAGGAGATAATCATGGCACGATACTGGGCGCACATCCTACAAGAATACAACGCCAACGGAACTCTAAATGAATTCCGTGGTGCTACTGTTAAAGGTCCAACAACGCAAGGGTATTCTAACGGTACTCTTAACAGTACATATATTGTACCAGACATTGAAGATTCATCGCTTACGATCACTGACACAAACAACAACTATCCAATCGTAAGCTACGGATCTAAGGGCGGAGTCCGTCTCATGCCGGTTGTTGGGTACACTGTAAACGGTTCGTACAGTGGAAAACTTTACAGCGAACAGGCAAACTTTATCCTGACCAATGCCCTTACAAAGACCGATCCGGCAACAAACCCGCTTGGCGATATCCCAAGCCTTCAGATCGACAGGTGCTATCTTGACTCCGATCCAGTCGCCCCACGTCTCTATGCAGATAGCTACAAGGGCGTTAAGATCGGCCAGCTTGGGTTGACGGTAGGTGCGTCATCTCCAATGGTGCAGGTCAATATGCAACTCACTGGTTCTACATGCACAGAGATTGCTCCAACAACGGCCAACGGAACAATTCCATCGTATGGAAAAGATCCAGCTTGCACGGCCTATCCAATCCTTCCTTATACTTTCAAAATGGTATCGGTTTATGCAGATTTTACAGGCACATCCCTATTTGCCATATCGGGTGGAAATACGACCTATACCGTCCCGTCTACAAATAAACTCATTACGGTCAGATCCGTAAGCATCTCGTTTCAGAACATGCTTGCAAGTACAAGTCATAGTGATGGAGTCCTCGACCGGATTCAAAGGACAGTAACATCTGTATCCTATTCGCTTGTAGTCGATCTATCCGACCCTGACGGCAACGCAGGGAGTGCTGACGGCGGATATGGATCCCTGATCTGGCGAAGACGCTATAGGCTCATGCGAGATAGCATCAACGGGGGAACCGTTGCGATTGCCGTCATCATCAATCCAGGCTCAGGCGGTAAACGAATCTGGTTCAATCTTGGCAAGAAAACTGGATTTGATAGCGTCCAAAATATAACGCCTCTCCCAGAGATTTTTTCCGCTCAGATATCGGGATCGGCCATGTACGACCCAGATACTTGCAATGTGTTTGACTGGTATCTCGACGATGGAGTTTAAGACAGCTCCGGCAAAACAGATGACACGCAACAAAATGATTGATTACAAGAGGATACCATGTTCCAAACTGCCGATTTTAAGATCAACATTTCCACAGGCGATACTTCGTTAAGCAATTTAAAAGAGATAAATTACCAATTGGAACGGATGATTGAGCTTAAAAACAGGGCTGGTGGAGGTGGAGGTGGAGGTGGAGGCGGCGGAGGCGGAGGCGGCTTTGGTGGAGGTGGTAGTGGAGGTGGCGGTGGTGGGCGTGCCAGTGGTGGTGTTTCTGATCAAGCAGCTTTTGCTGCTGGATTAGGGCAATCCTCTGTTGCAAGCCCAGGTGACGCAATGTTTGAAGATTATAATAAAGGTTTGGGCAGCGTAGCAAAGCAGGGCAAAGATGAAAATGCAGGTCTTACGCACGAACAGGTTGCAGCAAGGAGATTGCGTAGATGGCAGATGACGGTGGGCCTTCAAGCGGTCGGCTATGGGTTGGAAGATATGTACTACTCAGGCGCAAGAGGCGCGTTGAACAACCTTCCATTTGCTGCCACTGGATTAGCGGCATTGACGGGCATGAACTCTAAATATGTTGACAATATTGCAGGGGTTTCTGCTTTGGTAGGTACGGCTGGCATGGTGGCTTATGACAATAGAGAAGAAATATCCAAAAAAATGGGATACAATCTTGGTAGCCGAGAACAGTCTTTTTTAGGTTTACCGGATCTTAGCCAATCGCAACAAGCACAAAAAGAAATTAACAATGCGATGTATTACGTCAACAAGTATGGCGAAAATTCTGTATCTGGGAAAAGGTATCAATCACAGGCAATCGATCAAATGGTTAAGTTAAACGAAGCAAACGCAAGAAGCACCACTCCGACTGACATAGCAAGAATTAGTTCTTTACCATCGTCAGATTCCTTGGCATCAGGTGAATTATTACAGAAAATGGGGCTAGGTGGCGACAGAATGGCGTCATATTTAGCCCAAAATCCACGCAAAGGGACAGAAGCGGAGATTGCAAGCCATCTCAAGAGCATTGGGGCAGAACAAACTTTTGATCCAATAAGCAGAATGTTCGGTTTTGAAACTCCCCCTACGGCGTCAATGAATATTGCCAATCGAGGTCAAGCCGTAAAAGCTGCCGATGATGCAGCACGCGATGAATCATTCAAATCGGCAAGCCGGATCTCTAAAGTTATGGCTGGGGATGCAAACGCAATTGAAGCCCTTAAAAAAGACTTGTCAGAAAACAAGTTGACCGGCAAAGATAAAACTTTATCGGAGTCAGTCTTGAAAATGACTGGCCTCAGCTCATTCGATGCAGGAAGAATCTCATCGCTTCGTGCGTCTTCAGCAAACCCATATTCAAACCTATCCGATATCAGTGAGCAGATAGGCTCATACATGGATAAGGTGGGTATTAGTGGCGATGACAAGCAAAACATTCTTGGTGGCCATACAGAAGAAATGGCCGAGATGAAGAAACGAGCACCTTTTGACTGGCAAAAGAATTTCGATGCGAACAGTGGAAGATATAAAGAAAATATTGCTGCTTCACTCGCAGGAATTGAAGCAAATGAAAGCAGAGGAAACGCAAGGGCGTCGCAAAGGAATAACCTCAAAGGGCAAATTTACTCCGATTTACTTTCGCAAGGCGTTCCGCAATCGGAAGCTAGAAACCTTGCAAACCAGCTCTATACACAAGGACAGACATCCTATCAGGGAATGAAAGGGACTGCTAAGGGTATGCAAAATGGGCTAAATACAATGCAAAACATGATGCTTATGATGGGAGATGAGCAACAACAATCTTTTGGCGAGTTTCAGCAAAATCGAATGCAGATCCAGATGCACCAGCGGGCATTGCGGATGCAAGCCCTATCAAGATCCAGATTTGGGCTTAGAGGGATGCGTTAATGGCTAACAATAGTCCTACGCTCTACGTTTACTTCCGACTCAGATCCAGCACAATCCCATCAACGATAAACCCATCGGATTGCAAGCCATCAACGCTAGGCATTCAGGTAAGCTCTATCCAGACGTGGGTCATGCAAGGCACTCCATTAATGGAGTTTGCAGTTGTTGGATCTGGACCAAGATCAAGCCCAACAACAGCACCATCGACTGTAAATCCGATGGACGTTTGGTCGCTACAAGGAGCAGAAGTTAGAGCCTATCTTGATTATAGGACCACTAAAACCGCATTCAGCCCAAACGGATCATCTGATTGTCTACTTGTATTTTGTGGCGATATCCATGAGATTCGGCCAGTCGAAACAATGGATTCTCCCTGGTATGCATTCGCCTGTACCGCCCGTGGACTGATCAATCGGGCAGAACGTGTACCAGTCACCAGTCCAATCGATAACGGGGATACAGTTCGATTCAACATGAATGCAATGCTTGCCGAGTACCAGCCAACGACTGGCGGGAAATCGGTCGGCGATGCGATCAGGATGATTCTCGAAAACTATGCCGTGGCATTCAGGTTGTACAGCTTGGGGATAGGTGGTTATACGATCGATTCCGTTAATGAACTGGCGTCACTCCCCTCAGACACGCTCAACGATTTATCAACGCTTACAGTTGTGACTCCATTCGAGTTTCGGATCGGTGGCGACAACGTAATTGCAGCTATTCAGCAGATTATTGACACATGCTGCCCCAGTTTTGGCCTTGTCGTGCTCCCTTCAGGTATCATCAGAATCTTTGATATTCGCACTTATAGATCTAAGTCAATAGATCTTATGTCCGATCCAATCGATGGATTCAGATTTACAAAGTCAACGCTTGGAAGTTACTCAAGGGTTATTGTTCGGGGCGGTCCAAGAGTTGTTCCTTACTACTGCCAATGGTCGATTCCAAGATCCAATTCCACCTATAATCTCGACGATTCTCCCGACCTGCTGAAGTTTAACGGTTCTCTTGTGGAGTCATTTGACACGGAAGGCATCACCAATACAAATGCCAAGATCGGATATCAACATAGTGATTTCACATGGGGTAGAACCCTATTATCTACAGGGAATGTCAGCTTTTCGACAGGCAATATTTCGCTTGCGTCAACCCTGATAAGGGTAACACCAGATACAGGCAACATTTCAGGCAGACTTACTCCAAACATGAAAACATGGAGTGCAAACGAACTGACAATGATGGATGGAACTAGTCTCAATCGCAGGGAATGCCGGATCGTTGTCAGAAGAAAGCTCACTAAAACAGGGTCGCCAAATATCGATGTGCGAGTAGACTCAGGCGAGTTCATCATATCAGCAAACGATGCTCTGTTATCTAATGCTACGTCGTGTAATATTACTACTGCACCAAACGTGGACCGACCACCATCTGATCCAAGTGGATATTTTTATTCTACAACATATGAAATCTATGGATACACGATTAAAGGTTCTGCAACATGGAGAAAATATAAAGTTCAGTTTGATTCTGTATCTATCAATTCGCCATTAAGGACAACCCAAAAAGGGATGCGAAGAGTTCTCGGCTCCGTATTCCCTACAGGTGCTGATGGTCTGAGCTTCTCTCAACTCGGCGCAAACTCGACATCCTACGATGCTGCCCGCATGAGAAAAGCCTGGTATCCAGAATGCTTGGTGGAGTATCGCCAACGGATCGGAACAACATGGGGTTACAATTCGTTCTGGACATCGTTCAGAATTGACTCTACAAATAATATTGTCGTCCTGAATCGACCGTCGGTTACAGACGCAAACAACAACGGAATTACTGGCAACTACACAGACAAAACGCCCCCGTGGGATACTGGGGCAGCAAACGGGACAACTGATCAGCCGTTCCAGATTATCCCATACAATATCAAAGCTCTCCTGCCAGTCTACGAGGGTACGCAAGAAGCGGTATATCCTCACTACGATGCAAACGGAACCATCGCCGCAGGAGAGACTGAGAGCAAGATTAAAAGTATCTACGGAATCAGTCGTGATCTTATCGTAAGCATTCCAGACTGGTACGATAATCGTGACCAGTCGTTTGCTGACCAGTACGCAAAAGAACTTTGGGATTCTGTTCAGATGCCACAAGTAGAAGGGGGGTTTGGCTATGTCAACGGGATACCCGATCCAACACCGACCGCAAATATTCCTCTGGAATGGGATTACCGAGGCTTGATAAGTTCTGTAGAATCAAGCAATCCAGTACGTAGACTTCAGGCTTTCACGGTAACAGCCAACGAAACATGCGTTTCAACAACAGGAAGCGGGATAGAAGACTGCCCACTCATCATGTCTTCATGCCAGATCCAGTTTCAACAAAATAGAATGCCGTTTACAGTCGTCGGGTTCACAACTGCAAAGCCAAGAGTAGGAGTCCCGATGCGTGACTTCCATAGCTTTGAAGACCATCTGGCAAGAGACCCGATATCTTTTTGAGGTGATTCATGGGGCCGAACGAAAGCTGGATGAGCGAAGTCGAACAGCAACTCCGCAATATGAAGGATTTTTCTGTAAATCAGTCGCTAACTCAACTGGCTGCTCAGGGCCAGGCTGGATATAGTTTGCCAAGTCGTAATCAAACTCAAGAAGATCCAACCGTAACGGGTGAACTTATCTGGATCAGGATGACCTCAAGAGGGGTTGCAAACGGGCAAATCTTCTTTGGATGGCGACGACAAGTCAAGCTGGCGACTCAACAGGGGTACGTCTGGATCGACAACGGAGATTCTGGAACACTTGACTACCATCCGGCAACCGGACTAAACAATGATGATGTGGGGATAGGGGCAACACGATATCCTGCAAAGTGGAACGCTGACACAAGTCAGTGGATTTTTTTTTTGAAACTCAGTAGTACAAATAATCGTCCCACATCAAATCTATACCCGTGGAACTTTAGCACGCTGTCTGTCATGGCGAGCTGGGACACATCTTTAAGGGCGAGAGCCAACAATAGTATAAATATGACTCAAGTACCTACGTTACAATATCTTTATCTTCTTAATGATTACATGGATTATATGAACGGACGCACCTTTAATCTAACAAAGCTTCAGGGCGGGCAAGAGAACCAGCCAAGCATGTATACTGATTACTGGACATATAACATAGTGAACGCATCTGGAAGTTGGAGATCGGAATACGCCTGGGGCGTAGTAACTCAACTGTACTGGGATAATGTATTAGGTGGATTCAACGCAATTTCCGGGTTAATGCGGCCCGATGGCAGCGGATATGGCCTATACCCGATACCATTCGGCATAGGCGTTGGTGCTTTTGGCAAAAGGGGGAGGAATACAAACCTAAACCCAAGGTATGTTTACATTGGTTTTCAAATCGACCCTTACGCATTTGACTGGAGAGAGAACCTTTTTATTGGTAGTGGAAACATCACAGTTGCAAGTAAAATAACCCTGGTCGATTACGATTTTGCCTTGGAGACTGGTCCATATGAAACCATTCTGACTACCGCAAACGTAACCTATACTTGGTCATAAACTACAAGTATAAACAGGATTTAATAACAAAAAACCATTGAAAGACCTCTTAAATCCGCCAATGGTCGAAAAGGCAGCAATACATAGAACAACCAAACCGAGAGAAATCCACAGAAACAACTACCCAAAAATCTTTGAATGACCTCTTATTTTGCTCTGCAACCTTTTAGCAAAGTGCCAATTGGTCACGTCGCATCCGGCCTTCGCCGGTTCTTGTGAAAAATAATTATTGCACACGTTTTTGTCTTGGTCAATACCAAGATCTATGATAGACTATGTTTTCCGAATGCATAGCCATTGAACTTGTTGCTTGTTATAGCAACTATTCTGGACACGTAGACTGTAGTGTTCTGACAGTGCTGATCGTGTGGAAGACCGTTGACATTGACTTCACGACCCAAACAAATCAATCTAGGCGTGATTGAGCGATCAGCAAGCGTGATCCATTAAACAAGAAAGCGACCATGAGTAAAGATCAAGAATCATGCAAGAATTGCAAACTGCTGCGAAATCGAATCTTTACTTTGGAAGAATCCGAAGAAGGATTGACAAAACAAAATGTAGCATTGCAAAAAACTATAGCAGAAATGTTGACTTCTGGTAGGATAAGATACGAAAAGCAAAACAGAGAGCATCTAAGTATAACTAAAGAAAATGATAGGCTTAAAAACATATTGTTACATAACAAAATTAAGCACTAGAACTCTGCTAACCTGCCTTTACGACCCCTCCTCTACCTTGCCGAAATTTATATAAAGCCTATCGGCTACAGACTTTAAACCGTCAATTGTGTCGCGAGCATAGGTCCTTGTCATCTTTGAATTGGTGTGCCTGAGAACCTTCTGAGCCGCTTCCAACCCGATCCGCTCGGCAATTTCGGTTGCCAGATTGTGCCGCAACTGATGCGGATGCCAATGGGCAACGCCGGCACGTTTTGCCGCAAACGCCACAGACTTGCCTTGCCAGTCCACAGACCACGGGAACCAAGGCTGATCAGGCTTGGCAGGCATGCAATCCAAGAGGATGGCCACAGCAGGGGCGGGGATCAAAATGAAGGTGTCGCCAATATGCGAACGGGTTTTATGGCTTGACAACGTGTAAATCCAATGCGGGCCGGTCATATCAACTTGGCTCGGTATCATCCTCACCAGTTCGCCGGACCGCATGCCGGTCAGGCGTTGAACCTTGATCGCGGCTTGTTTGTCCAGTGGCAGCTCGGCAAGAGTGGCGGCCAAGACATCCTCATCGACAGGCTTGACAGGCTCGTTATCAACAGCACCCTCTCGACCGATCGCAATCGGCTTGACAGCCTGCAATCGGTGCCAGACCTCAGCCGGGATCAATCCTTCCTCGACTGACCACTTAAACATGGTCACTATCTGAGTGGCGCGTTTATTGACAGACCGGCGCACACTTCCTTTATTGATCAACGACTTGCGAACCGCCTTGATATCAGCAGGGCCTATCGAATCAGCCAGGCGCGATCCGAATAGCAAGGCGATCGCTTCGACCGCATATTTGAGGTTGACAGCATTAGTCCTACCACCGTTACAACCATAGTATTCGACACAATAGGTCAAGTATCGGTGTCCGAGTTCAGAGACGGTCAACGGATGTTGTTTTTTTGCATCATCCAATGGCAACTTGCCTGTTGCGGCGACAACCTCGCAAAGCTCATGATACCGTGCCCATGACTCAAGCGAGCCATAAGAACCTGGCAGGTATTGAAAAACCTTGTCAAAGTATATTCTGGCGCGGCCAGAACTATGCAAGACATACCGTGGTATAGGGTTAGGCGGTCTTGACATGCCGCCACCGTCGAAGATTCTCAACATCTTTGTCAAACAATCCGAGCCAATACCAATTTAAACATCCATGCCATAAAAGCCCGTATCGTAAAGGCTTAACCAAATACACCCGCCCCGATTTGAACGGGGGACCTTTTGCTCCGGAGTTTTCCGCAATGGTCAGCATGGAACAAATCCTCGCGGGTAAGTCTTAATCCTAAAGGGTTTACATCCTATAAGGGAAGCAAACGGATTAGCTTAGGTACAACAAGTCATATCGAATAGATTATGACGGGTTCGTCAACTGTTTTGGAACAACTCCTGTATTGAGTGTTTCGTTGAACATTGCTTTACCCTCAGTATAGAGCTTATCGGCTAAATCTGGATACGCAACAAGCGCAAGCAGGGTATAGTTTATCAGATCCTTCAACTTTCCAGTCTCGCCCTTAAAAACTTGCCTAGCAGCAAGTTTTCTGATTTCGTTTTGCACAGGCTCAACAGAATTTGCGTGAAGCCTAAACTCTGCTGATGGTTTTAGTCTCTGTTTTACACGCTCATCTACCTGATGAGTCAGACGAGATTCATCTACTGGTGTCTGCATTACCCTTGCTCCGTAAAACACATGGCATTCTCAAAACCTAGACCGCTGAAACTAATTTACACAAAAAACAAAACTTCTTCAATAGTAAATTTGGAACAGAAACAAAAGAGGTAGAAAAAAACTTTGAACTTTATAATTTTTTGATTGACTTTATAATGATAAGTAGATTATGATCAAATTGTCCAATGTGCTCAAAATGATTTGAATCATTAGCATTTTGGAAAATTCCAGATTATAGGCGATAAAGAATGCAGGTATCGATCAAGCTCAATGAGGGTGGACCTGAACTATTACGTGACGAACAACTTCGTCATTTAGCTAAGAATCCAACAAGCCAACTGCGGGAAGTGAATCCTGGAAAGCTCTGCGGACAGGTTATCGACTGGTTTCTAAAACAGCCAATTGAGGCAAAGGACGCAATTTTAGCAAACATTTTCACTAAGAACAGTCCATCCTGATCAATCTGGGGCCATGTTTCCACATGGCTCCTTTTTTGGAGTGAACCATGCAGGACGTATCTTTGCAAATGGGAATTCTTATCAGTCGAGCTGAAAAGTGCGCTAACGAATCTAAATCCATTCAATATGAGTGGGAAAGCCTTGAGAAAGAGATTTTTTCTCTTCTTCACGAAGCATGTATTAAGCCTGGGATAATCCAGATGAGGACTGACCGAGGCGATGAGTTTTTCCAAGTTGATTGGGAATCAAAACGGATTGTTCAGATCGATCAAGGTACGGTGATCGTCAACATGGATCAGATTTCCATGTTCGGTAAGGTGGTTGCCAACATTGGCAAGAACAGTATCCAAGAAGAAGAAGGAATAGATGATGTCAACTGAAAACTCAGGATGGCTACCCGTCGAGATTGAAAATGCGTTGATTGGTGGAGACCTATCCAAACTGTCTCCACCCGAAAGAATCAAATATTACATGACTGTTTGCGAATCACTGGGAATCAATCCATTGACAAAACCATTTGATTATATGGTTCTCAATGGAAAACTGGTTCTCTACGCAAATCGTAATTGCGCCGAACAGCTTCGGAATATAAAGAATGTCTCTATTACAGAAATGACTCAGCAAGTTATCGGCGGCGATATGCTTGTTGTCACTGTTAAAGGCATTGACGGTCAGAACCGTTGCGATATTGCGTCAGGAGCCGTCTCGCTTTCTGGCCTCAAGGGTGAAGCGTTGGCGAACGCCTACTTGAAATGCGAAACCAAGGCCAAAAGAAGGCTTACTTTATCGATCTGTAGCTTGGGTATGCTTGACGAAACAGAAGTAGATTCTATCCCATCCGCAAAGAAGATAGAATACTCACCAGAACCAGCAGTCGAGCTGGACTCAAAACCTTGTAGAATCAAGATCGGTGCTGTTATGAAAGCAGCTTTAGAAGAGAGTAGTAAGGCTGGCAATATCAAACCAATTGCCACGTTCACCAACGACCTGTTTGCTTACCTGCTGCCGTATTACGATGTGCTGGCAGTGGCAAAAGAAGGTGACTGGAAAAAAAAGGGTGAAGCCATTGGTAAGCTATTCGACGCTTCAGACGACAATGATCGGGTAGATATTATTGAGGCCGTGAAAGCGTTGGCAGATCTCTTACCACCGCAAGAGTATTCAGCCGCATGATTATCGGCGATATTGCCTGCCTGAGTACGAAAAAAAATAGTCGTCTGTTCGTCATCGTCGGGGCGAATTGTCCCCACTATACCCTAGTGCCGATGACTGGCGGACAGGCGATTATCTGCCATCGTAAAGAATTTCATGTCTTGAAGCTAAACCAATTGCTCCGAAGGTTTGAAGGTGTTACGCAAGGCGCAACAACGACATCTTATGCTTTTAACAAGCATCTGAGCGAACAGAAACGGATCAAATGGATGTGGCAGGAAATCATCAGGATTCGCAAGAGAAATCTCCGGACCTAGTATTGACCAGAACAACAGTAATTGACAGAATGATCGTAATGATTCTCGCTTAGATGACAAAAAAGCCCCCGTAGCGTTCAAGGCTACTGAGGGCATTTGTGACAGCAAGAATTAAAATGCTGTTCACCGTCCCATTCATCACTACAGGACGTATCAAAATGATACCACAAATAGAGCAGACGAGTCAACGATACATCTCTATTCCGATGGAGATAATTGGCCAGGTTGATAAGCCGATTGAGGCAATGATCTGGGGTTACATACGTGGTTGGGAGAACTCCACGAATCGCTCAAGGGTTTATTTACACTCTGGCATTAGCAGGATGAGTCTGGAACTGAACGTATCAATCGATACGATTACCAGGGCGATTCGGGTATTGGTACACAAGGGATTGATAGTCCAGAAAAGAACACCGAACGGCCAATGGTACTCGACAAGAATCGATTTGCTTGAGCCGGAATCGTTTGAAACGACCGTTAGCAAGTGCGAGTCCAAAAAGCATGTGAAACCGCAAATTGCGGAGTGTAGAGGCACACCGCAAATTGCGGAGTGCAAAAGTAATACTACTCAAGTAACCCAGTATATTCCCTCAGAATTACTTTGTAATTCAGAGACAACATACCCGACCGAGACGACGACGACCCCGATTTTGCACAGAGCCAGATTGAAGCCGAGGGAGGCCGAAAAGTATGTGCAACTCACAAATGATCAAGCGGTATTGGCCAGCAAGTATTTGGGATCAACCGGCGAGGATAACAAGGTGCCAGCATTGTTTACATTGGAGCAATCATCGAAAAGCGGATTCATCGACTTTGTTTTGAAGAAATGCATCGCATCTTTGGTCAAAAAAAAGGTGCGAAGCAGAATCGGAATGTTATGCATGATCCGAGACGACCAATGGAACGATGGTCGATGGGTTGATCCTGATATCGCTGATTTGAAAGATCGGCAAGTAAAGCATTCGGAGGAAGATCAGGCGAAGTTGAAAAGACGTGAACTGTTTAGGGGGGAATCAAAATGATTACCGTGAACGATTGGGTGATTGACTACATCGACAAGATTTATGAGAGACGTGGTTTTGACATGGCCGAAATCACTTCCTCATCTTGGTTCGCATTGCAGGTAGAGGGATGGAAGAGGCTTGTTGTAAAGACGGGCATCAATTCCGACAAAAACATGGCCGATGATATCGCTTTCGAGTTTGCCGCGATTGCTTGTTACAAGCCAGAAAGGGTTTACGAGGAGTTTGCGGAATTCGTTGCAAAACGTCCACGATCAATCCGTGTGCATCAAGAGCAGAAGCATATGGACAGTTTGGAATGGAAGCCTTGTGGAATATGCGGAGGACTTGGCGTACTGATTGTGCCAGTTACTTGCACCAAGAACAATCAAGTTACCGAGAGGACATCAACTTATCGTTGCGAATGCACCAACAGCCTCAAGTACCTTGGAATTGATCAGGCATCACCAGAAATGATTTTTTGGGGAAGGCAGCAAGAAAGGATTGCTGATGAGAAGCACGCCGAATGGATCAAATTATTGGGTGGCGATATCACACGAGATAGCGAAAAGAAATTGCTATCCATAGCTAGGGCCGCTCTACGAAAATACAAAAACGTGACCCCGTTTAGTTCTAATGCATCTGATAAGAGATCAGTAGTCATTCAAGAGAACTCACAGAATCAGATGGAAGCCTTAAACCGTTGGTAAAGGAGATGACAGGAATGCTTATTCTAAGTCGCGAGCACGGACAAAAAATATTCATAACGATCCCGCCAGGGACGTATGAAGAAGCACAAAAAATAACGGTTGTTATAGCCGAACCAATCCATAACAAGATAGTTAGGATGGGAATATCTGCACCAAGGGAGTTTGCAATAGTTCGGGATAACGCAAAACTCAGAACTAAAAAGGAAAAGCAATCATGAAAGAAACATCAATTGAGCAAATATCTAAGAGATTCCGCAGAAAAGCGGAAACAATAGAGAAACGATTCCAGGCTTTTCACGGTCAAAGCTCAATCGAGCATCTTGCAGATTGCATGAGGCATAAAAATAAGATTGTACCGGGCTGCGACTGCCACGCCTGCCTCAAGGCAAGTTTCATCCAACCAAAAACCCGACGGCTTGAAAAGCACACAAGAAACGAGAACTGAGGACAAAGTGAACTGCCCGGAATGCCACAAGCACCGCGATTACAACCTTTGCAAGGTCTGCAACTTGTGCACGAATTGCTGCGGTTGCGAAGAGACAACGATTGAGAAAGAACTGCTGACACCAGAAGTTATTGATGGATGGAAGCGTTGTGCAATTTATCAGATACAACACAAACGCGAAAAGATCACTATTCCCACAACTTTACTACTAGCCATGATCCAGAAGATCCAGGCTAACGAGGAGCCAACAAATGACACCGCTTGATTTTATCGCATCGTTGGAGCATGGCGAGGCCAAGGCTGCGGCCCTGACCGTTTACAACCTGATGCAAGCGAAGCCAGAGCCGGTGTGGATCGAGATCACTGACGATCCGGCAACGCTACCGGAAATAGGGCAGACGGTGATTCTCCGCATGAATGCCGACAGTGGCGGCGGTGAGGAGTTTGGATTGCGCGATGGGCGGATTCCCGAAGAATGGGAGTGGTTTTATTGCAAGAGAGCTTACTGGAGTGTTTTTTGTCAGTCGATCAGGCCTGTTTCGCTTGAGACAGGCAAGACACCCACGCGCTGGAGGCCAGTATCATGAGTGGATGGATCGAGATCACTGACGATCCGGCAACATTGCCGGAGTTGGGCAAAACAGTGGTTGTTTGCATGGATGGCGACACCGGCGGCGGGCAGATGTTCGGGTTTCGATACGCGCCATATTCTGAGGCCTGGCAGGGGGAGGCTCCGCAGTGGTGTTATTGCAAAACGGCATACTGGTGTAGTTATCGCGAATGCATTCGGCCAGTTTCGCAAGAGGTCGGCAAGACGCCTACGCACTGGAGGCCGATCGCATGAGTGAATGGATTGAGATCACAGACGATCCAGCAAAGCTTCCAGAAGTGGGGCAGACGGTGTTTGTCCGCATGGATGCCGACAGCGACAGCGGCGAGGAGTTCGAGTTTCGCTACGCGCAATATTCTGAGGCTCGGCAGTGGGAGGCTCCGCAGTGGTGTTATTGCAAAACGGCATACTGGTGCATCTTCCGCAAATGCATTCGGCCAGTTTCGCAAGAGGTCGGCAAGACGCCTACACATTGGAGGCCGATATCATGAGCACAGAGGAATTAGACGCACTGGCGGCAAAGTTTAATGCCGTAGTCGATGAGTCACGGCCTGTTGTGTGGTGTAGGAAGATTCATAAGACGGGTGAGTATGAGAAAAGTTCTAGTGGTCATATTGCTGTGTGGACATCAGATAGTGCTAAAGCCTTTCTGATTAATAGATCAATCCCGATGTCTATTATGGAATTGGGTAAGTTCGAGAAGTATACGGGGGAGCAGAAATGAGCGATATCATGAGCAAAGAGGAATTAGACGAACTCTTGGCAAAGTTTAACGCCGAAAGTGATAATCATCTGCAATATCGTTGGGCAACAGTGCCGATTCCATCTGACCCGATCAACCACCCGAAGCATTATACAAGCCACCCGTCAGGCGTTGAATGCATTGATATTACCCAACACATGATGTTTAACACTGGGAATGCAATGAAATATATATGGCGTGCAGACCTGAAGGGCAACGCAATTGAAGACTTGGAAAAGGCGATTTGGTATCTTAATCAGGAAATTAAGCGTAGAAAGGCGGTGGATGAATGATAATCCACATTAACCAACTGTACTATCAGTACATGGACCGTGCTGAACACGACAGACTTCTCAGCGCAATGACCGAATTCTCAGAGGCCGCTTCGCAATATCAGGGAAGATTATCGGAACTAGAAAAAACCAGTTTGCTCTGGGATATCGTGATCAACAAAAAAACCAAGGTCACAGCCGATTGCCTGAGCCTTCAATTCTTTTTCCCTGACCACTCTCCCTCCAAAGTGAGATATCCGATACTTAGCACGAACGGAATCACCGCTTTGTCCCTGTTTCTGTACTATCTAAAAGCCTTAGATTGCCCCAAGTTGCCCTCTCCGGGGTTACAACCGTGATAATCATCGGAATCGACCCCGGAAGCACACACAGCGGCATGTGCATGATAATTGCATGCGATCAAAGCAAGACTTTAAACATCCAAATGGCCGACAAGATTGAAAACGCCGAACTCGTGAAAATCATGCAATCTCCCTGGGCAAAACCTCACGAATTTGCACTTGAGGGGTTTTCTTGCCAAGGCCGCCCGGTTGGCGAATCGTCGATTCAGACGATGTACTTTATCGGGGAGTTGAAAAGGGTTGCCATATACGAGGGCTTGTCCCTTGCAATCTACACACGCCGCGAATATGGCCAATGGATCACTGCCGGCGGCAAGCTCAACGACACAACGCTCAGGGCTGGCTTAGAATCTATCTACGGGCCTTCTAGCAAGAAGGGCGACCCGCTATACCTTCTACGGGGAGCGAGCGACAAGCGTTCAGCGTTTGCAATTGCCAAGTACCACGAGTTTAAGAGGAGCCAAGTGTAATGGCAAACGAGATGAACAAGAAAACAAAGGATTCTGATGAAACAAAGACAATTAGAGACGCATTCTACGCAATTGACGACTATCTCAAGATAGGCGGAAGTAATGAAAGGCATAGGCTATGGATTCAAAAAGAGATCTTGCGAGTAAAACTGATTGTGGATTACGACCAAACACTAGAGAAAGGAAAAGAAGGCAACCGCTAAAAACTGACGTGCAGTTATTCAGCTTAATAGATATGCTCATCCAAGCATACTACTGTACAAACCAGCCATTCAAAACCGATGAGGCGTTTTCGCTGTTTGCTTTAGGTAGAGCCATTGAATTGCAGCACAAACGGGCAAGCATGTGCGATGGCCCCTATTCGACTGAAGACATGGCGTCTGTAGACAGGTCGTTAGAAACCTACCTGAGCATCGGTCGTATTTGTCCTAACTTTTGGCGTTATATAGCTTTACCAGCTATAAAAAGCGATTGATTTTACAGTTTTCCCATTTCGGTAAGATACGTGTTGGCCGAATGGAAAACACGAACCAAGTTTCTAACGGAGGTCAGTATGGACGGGCATGATCTGAATGATCTGAATGATTTTGATGACGGTAACGAATGCATCGGGCTTCTGCCGAGTGTGGCTCATTGGCCAACACTTAAAGAAGAATTGTCCGAGATTCAGAAAGACACGAATCAAACAGCCTGGGTTATTGCAGGCATGATCGATAAAGGGTATTCGGGTAAAGCATTGCCGTATTTACGGGCCGCTGAGTCAGCGTACCGTGAAGCAGCAAGGAACCTTCATCACGCAAAGGGGATGCTTCTATGATTAGCATGGAATTTGAACAAAAATCGCATCGACAATATGCTTCGCGAAACATTGCCAGACGGTGCGAGATTGCAGAACGGCGAAGCTCACTGAAATCGCAAATAGACAAGTTGGAAGAACAGGTATTCGTATTAGACGAGATGCTGCACGAGAACAGGGAATTGCAAAAAGCAATGTGCGAAGGCTATCACATCGCTATAAAAGAAAGAGAGACAATCGATGCATAAGAAAGAATGGATTGAAAAGAGACGGAAGACGCTTGGTGCGTCTGATGTGCCAATCATTTTGGAGATCAGTCCGTTTGGAAATGCCCACGATATCTGGCTATCCAAGATGGGCATGGACAGCACGCTTGAGACGCAATCAATGCGGATGGGCAATTACCTTCAGCGGGGTGTCGCCATGGAAGCGATCAACCAGATAGGCGGAGCAATCATCGCCGATGAGCCGTTTGCTGTACATGCCAACGGCTGGGCGTCAGCAACGCCTGATTGCATAATCCAGCAGGACGGAAGAAACGTCATTTTGGAGATCAAATGCACGCACGAAAAAGCATGGGACTATGTGCCAGAGAATTACATCCTTCAAGTCCATTGGCAGTGCTGGGTTCATGGTATCGATCAGGCATACATTGCAGTCCTGAATGGATCTTTAGCGGTAAAGGTCTTTGAGGTCAGTATCGATCTTCAGTCTGAATGGTTCCTGGCTTGTGTAAACAAGGCTGAAGAATGGTGGAAGAACCATGTCATTATGGGCAGCGAGCCACCTTGGGGAACAAGCACAAACAAGGTGCTCACAGAAGCGATTCGAGCCGATGTTGGTTCGTGCTTTGAGCTGGACGACGATACGTTTTTGAAGTTGCAAAAAATTGCAAGGATCAAGACAGAGATTAACCCACTCAAGAAAGAGTTAGAAGCTCTTGAAAAGGATGTCAAAGACATTATGGGAACGCGAGAGATCGGGCTGAAGAATGGCAGAACGCTCATCACATGGAAGGAGACGACAAGCAGATCATTCGATATGGATGCTTTTAAATCTGCGAATCCAACCATGATCAGCCAATACCAGCGGACCAATACGACGAGGCGGTTTTTACCTAAAGACATGAGCGAGGTGACAGCGTGATCAATCAGTATGCAATCGTGGGGACGATAATCGAACGGCCAGTTACTCTACCCACCGGAGGTTATGTCAAGATAAGGATTGAGATCTGCAATGAGAAAGCGAACAGAACCGATCAGCTTGAGATCATCCTCAAGGCAAGTGAATGGGATTCTACTGCCGGAATCGGTACGGTCGTGGCTTGCACGGGTTCGATTAGCGGCAAGATCAATGAAAAAGGGTATTGCAATCTATCGCTCTACGGTAGAGACGTAAAGATTGTAACAACGCCTACCGGAGCACAAGCACCGGAAACTATCGAAAATGATGACGATTTTGCCTTTTAAATCTTTTGATTTCTCTCTTTAGTCTGTATACTCTGTCTATACAGATTAAGGAGAGAAGCATGAAAGATCCTGAAGAGCCAAAATTCTACGAAAAAAACAAGTATGCAAAAAACCAAATTCTGAACATACGCGCATCGAGCCAGTGGAGACACTGGCTTCATTGCCGAGCTTCAGAGCATGGCCTATCGCAATCCGCTTTAATCGATGAGATCATCAAAGATTGGGTCAAATTGAACAAGAAACCGATTCCGCCGAGACGATGGCCGCCAGAGGTGGGGCCATGAGGTCTTACAAACATCTAGAATGGCGCAAATACTGGGCAACCAAGGCCGAAGCTGAGAGGTGGTGCAAAGTTGCTCGCCGGTTTGAACTCAAGGCGACACTGGAGGCCAATTCAGACCAAACAGGATGGTACATGCAGTTGTACAAGCCTAAGAGTCCAGACGAAAAAAGTAATAAGATCAAGACTTACGATGCATTTTCTTCTTTTCTTGATTCAGTCATCTACTGGATCGGTCAGGGTCAGGAAAACGAACTTTTGATTCTTTGGGATCAATT